CTTTCTGGCCCCGTCTGAGCGGTTTGTCGGTCAGGATGATAACTACCCCATCTTTCACCGTTGCGTCGTATTTCAGGCCGATTAGGTGCCTTGCTGTGGCTTCTTTGGTGATCATGCGCTCTCTCCTTCCTTCATGCTTTTCCATCTCCGCATCCCGCACTCCCCCGGATCGAAGTCCAATCCGACCTCATCGCGGACCACCTGCCACAGGTCGAAGTCCCCGAAGTCCGGATCATTGTATTCGGCGTGGTAGTCCCTGATGCGCTCCTGCACCCGGAGGATCCGCTTTGCTCCCCATCCCTCATCATGCAATGCCAGAGCCAACAGGCCGTAGAACCAATTCGCGACGCCATCCGTGTAATCCCTCTGAATCTCATGCACCACGTTGTCGACGGCGATCGCTTTCCGGATTCGCTTCTCCTCGTCCACTTGCACCTGTGCCATAGTCAGAGCATAGGCCAGCCCCGGATCGATGCGCTTCTCCTCGGTCGGCCGTTTCCGATACTGCCAGTTCTTTACCTTCTTTTTGCCCATGTTATACCTCCAAAAAATCAAAGATGTTTGTCTGGCCGTCAATTTGCTTTGAGTCATCCATGAATTGCGGGTTGATCATTTGACTAACGGCTTTTTTGTAAAATTCCTTTGAAATCTCAAAACCGTAGTAATTTCTTCCGAGTTCTTGCGCTGCTCTGGCGGATGTCCCGGAGCCAAAACACGGGTCAATCACCACGTCCCCCGGGTCAGTGAATATTTCAATCAACCGTTTCAGCAGTGCAACGGGCTTTTGTGCCGGGTGAATCTTCGGGATTCCCGGCGGATCAGCTTCCCAGCGGAACCAGTTGAAAACCATTTTCCCGTTGTTCCGGAACTTCGGAAGGTAGGAGCGATAGAACAACAACGCATATTCCGACGCCCCCACAACGCGCATATTTGCTTTGAGGACCTGCGGCGAATAGTTCTTGATGAATACAAGCGGGATGTAATTTACAAATCCGTGTTTCTTTGCCGCGGCAATTAACACTGGTTGCTGTTCGAAGCTGCAAAAGACGATCATACATGGCGCGTCTGACGATTTGCCACGCGCTCCGCCGTGCTTCGGTTCCTTCTTCATCAACTGACTGCAAAAATGAAAGTATTCATAGAGATTGAAATTATAATCGCTATAAAACGCAGCCTTTCCGGCCTTGTCGCTTTCGCCGTTCTTGTTATCGCCGCCCTTGTACCATACCGGATTGCTTCCGTAGAAGTTATTTCCGACGTTGTACGGCACATCCGCAATGACCAGCTGCGCCTTCTGGATGGGGTATTTCTTCCAGTTCTGCATCGAGTCATTATATAGCTCGCATTTCATTCTGTCCTCCTGTCCTGTATCACCTCGAAAAGGTCGACGAACAAATCCGCCGCCATCTTCTCGGGATACTTTTCCAATATCTCTTTCCCCCTGTCATACATCGTATCTAGGTCGTTGTATGTGATAACGATTTTCTTGCTGTACGGCAGGAACCACTTGTTATAAAATTCCGTGAATATCTCCCTTACCCTCTCGTTAGAAGGGGATTTCGTCATTTTCGTAAACCTCCGTAAATGTCTCTTGCTGACCGTCTTCCCATCCGAGATCAAAGTCAAAATCGTCCATGCTCTCCGCGATCCGCTTCGACGAATCCTCGAAATACAGCAGAATGTCCTCCGTCATACCGTTTATTCGGTTCTTCAGCACCCGTAATTTTCTTACGGCACCGGTCGCCGACTCGGTTTTGTTCGTCCTGGCGTAAGCAAGCACGAGGTCGGCAAGGTTTGTGATGTCTCCGCTTCCAGCAATATCGTCGTTAGCGATTTCGCCGGTCAGCCCCTTTGCGAGTTTCCGCGGATGCGCGATCAGCACAATCAGCACCTCGTAGGCCTTCGCGATCGCCGCCAGATTCTTAACAAATCGACTTTGTGCGCGGTAAATGTCACTTGCTCCGTCGTCATCCATCGCCGTCATAAGGTTGTCCAGGAAAATGACCTGACAGCCATATTGCCGAATTGCCGTCTTGATGGTTTCCAACAATGATTCTTCCTCAGTGTCTCCGGAGCCGTCGAACAGGGAGCGGTTATCGTACAACAACGCATAATCCTGATACCATCCGACAATGTCATGTTGCACCCTGGCGTCCACCGTGTACCGCGTATAGCCCGTCTTCGTCTTTATCGCGTTTGTGTGTTCGTCCCCGGCAATCTGCCGTTCGAACCAAGATTGAAATTGCCAATCGTTAAGCTCGCCGGAATAGAACAATGTCTTATAGCCCGCTTTGATAGCGAATGCTCCGATCTGAGACGCAAGCGTCGATTTCCCGAGTCCGCGTTCTCCGGTCAGCGTGATCAGCTGCCCGAGATACAGCCCGCCGGTGATCTTGTCGAGAGTCGGGATGCCGCTCTCGAAGTGCGGGATATCGTTCCAATCCTTCCGTACCACATCGGCAAGCCGTTTGATGCGAGGGTTTTCGACTGGCACAGCATTTGCAATTGCATCCCGGATGGCCTGCACACCTTCCGCCCGTAATATCTCGTTGGCGTCCTTGTGGCCCTTGTAATCCTCGATGCGGACGTGTTTGACGGTTCCGGGAAAGTGGCCTTTCATTTCGTCCAGCAGTGTAATGTGCCCATGTTCGCAGTCTCCGAAGATAATCAAGGTCTTGAACGTCAGCAGAAAGTCCCAACAATACGGTATCCATGTAAAACCATTCGCCCCGGTCGGAACACTGACCGCATTTGGGATGCCGGCTTCGGCGACAGACAAGCTGTCTATCTGACCTTCCGTCATAATCAGCGTGTCGGATGTCTCCGTGTTGCATTGGTCCATTCCGAACAGAATCGGCTTGCAGTCCCTCTCACACCATTCCTTGTTTTTGTCCTTCGCTTTATCAAAGTCGGCCTTGCGGTACTTCACGAACTGCATCTTGCCGTCTTCATCAAAAAACGGGAACACGATGATGTTGTCATGGTCCTTCTGGGTGGTGATTGCGTACTGTTCCGTGATTGCCTTTGAGATTCCGCGGGATTCCATATACTCGACAGCTGGCGTCCGGACCTCGGGCCGCGGATAGTTCGCCATACTCCGGAACTGTTTCTTGCGCTTGTAATACTCGTCAACATCGCGCCCCAGGGAGAAATCGAAATCCCTTGCAAGTGTGATCATGTTACCGTGTGCCCCGCAGGACGCCCGGAGGCACTTGAATTGACCGGTCCGCAGATTGATCGAAAACGTGTTCTTGTCATCCGTCTTGTTCCGGCAGTACGGGCACCGGATGAAATGCAGCTCATCGCCACGCGTCCGAAACTGAATCCCCATTTCATTACCGAACCGCCGCGCGTCCTCCGGGTTAAATTCGTATATGCTCATTCAAAACCCCATCCCCCTTCCTCGATCTCCTCGGCGGTAATGGGTTCATCGTCCACATATTCGCCGTAGGCGGCTTTATTCTTAATGCCTTCTTTAGTGCCTTCTATAGTGCCTTGTTTGTGTCCGTCAGTGTTTCGCGAGCGTTTCGTCAGTGTTTCACCAGTGTTTCGCTTAGTGTTTCGCACATCTTGATAAAACCCATAATTTACAACGGTTACAGTTGTTCCGCGAGCGTTTCGTTTTGTGGTCAACATCTGTTCGGATTCCAGATCATCGAAAAATCTGCGGACTTTCGCCCGGCTCCACCCCCATCTGTCAGCCAACTGTTTGAGACTCGTCACCTTCTGACCTCGTCCGACCTTCATCGGATGACCATCATATGATATGGTTTTTTCTTCATGGTTTGCCATCATGAGAAGGTCAATCCACGCTTGCCCGCGTGAAAATGGTTTTTCGCTCCATACCCAGTGATCCCGGATGTCGCGATATAGTTTTATGTATCCCTTATCCGTACTCACCTTGCATTAACCCTTCTTTCATCTCTCTATACAGTATCTGGAATATCAGCTCCGCGGATGTTTCCGGCCTGCAGAACACCGGCGTGATATTGTAGCGGACACACCACGCGATTAGCGACGCCAGGAACGCATTCGACGCAAACTTGCTGCGGTAACGGTGGGCGATGATGTCCTCATAGCTTCCGCCCTCGATCAGCAGATACACCTTCGCCCCGGCGGCGTCCGCTCTCTGGAATTCCCGCCGGAAGCGATCGCGGCCCCGAGTAAAGCACATCGCCAGTTCATCGAGTGACATTTTGCGCTCAACACAGCACCGCGGTGTGATTGTGTCGAAAGTGTCGTAGACCGGTCCGCCGTAAAGGTCGATGTTTCCGCAGTAGTCGCCAAAAGACAGCGTTGCCCGCTCAACGGGCCCGAGCGCCTTGAAACGCTTTCGGGCCCTGGCTGTATTCTGTTCGCGGGTGTCGGCTATTACACGGAAGGATTCAAGATACCGTTCGGCCTCTCGCTCGGTCATATCAGAACGGGAGCTCCTCATCCTCGACAGCATCGGAAATAGCCATGAAACCGTCCGAATCGGCTGCCGGTGCTCCCGATCCGCGCCGCGCGTCTCCGATCAGCTTGTCTTTCGGGAGAGATTTGGCAGCCTTTCCGCTCCGGACATCCTCAACGGTAGACGTGTACTTCATCACAATATGGTCGTAGACGTTGCCATCGTATTCGCTCTGCTTGTTGTGGAACCGGCCCCCGATCTTCTTTCCCTTCAGGGTCTTCAGGTCGCCGCAGAATACAAAACCGCCATTGGAGTCTTCCAGATCGGCGAAGAACGTATTCCAGTTATTCCAGACATACTGTTCGCTGGAATCCGTCGGAACGTTCAGCTTGAACACGGCGTCAAACGGCCATTTCTTGTCTTCCCGGCTGTCCGCCTCAAACTGTGCGGAATAGATGCCCTTGTATTCGCCCTCCGCGATGTCGAAGGCGATGTTCACGTACTGGTCGCCGCTCGGCCATTTGTCCAGCTTCGCGCCCTTGATCTCGATCACGTAGGCCCCTTTGGGGAGCTGCTCGAATGATTTGCGTCTTTTGGTTTTGTCGTAGGTGGGTAAGCTCATTTTTTAATCCTCCTGTTTTTAAAATTCTTCAAGTGCCTTAATCACAATCATGATGTCGTTCTCGCACTCATCTGCCTGGAACGCCCCGAGGGGAACCTTGCAAGTGCTCCCGTCAGCTGACAGAATGAACTTGTACTTGCCGTCCTGCCGGACCGCCCAGACCACCGTTGTCATTTTGGACTCAAGCACCAACTTCTCCAGCTTCCGCCCGTTTGTCTTGATTCGCGTCCGGATGATCCCGTTGTCATCGGAAATGGTCTCCGAGTGTGCCAGGATAATGACGGTCAGGTCATCCCGGAGCGACAACGCCAGATTAACCAGTGACCAACCATTCTGTGCAAGGTCAGTCCATGCGCTCCGCTTGTCTCCGGAAGTCATCGCCAGAATCTGCATCTCTTCGGCGACCATCATGCCGTTGATTGTGTCGATCACGAAATATTTGATATGCTGGAACTGCGGTTCGCTGTCCACCTTCCGCATCAGCCCGGCGACAGTCGAGAATTTGTCCGTCTTCCAATAATTCTTTTTTTCTTCGCTGTACTGCTTTTTCCATCCGCGCCAGTTCAGGCCCTTCTTGTCGCAATCACAGTAAAACGTCTGTTCCGGCGGCAAGTTCCGCATTGCGGTTGTCTTGCCGGAGCCGGATTCTCCCATGCATCCGATAACAGTGCTCATGTATAATCCTCCTCATCCTCTATCGGCTCGTTATATTCGTGAAATGCGTCCATTGCGCAATCCTCGCAGTAGTACACGCCGTCGATGTGCCAGCGGTATTCCGACATGATCTCATGCCCGCAGCAGTCGCACTCCGGATATCTGTCAGCTTTGCCCGGTATTTCCATTTCGTACCATTCCGCGCCGGTCATAGCGTCACCGTCCC